GCACCTGAGACAGGGATGTGGATCCGTAAGCATCCAGAAAAAAATAAGTTAGATTACATCTATACGAATTATTACTCTCAGTCGTAACCTAGCCTTGCTACTTTAGACATCTCTTCGTTGAGTATTTCTGCTTCTCTTGCTTTGTAAGCTTGCTCAAATCCAATTTCGTATTCGTCTAAACACTGCGATTCGTTATTCCATAATCTTTTAAAATAACTTTCATAGTAGCCTTCAACGATATCATCTGGTTCACTTCTAGGAATGAGATGGCCTTTAACTAACCAGACCATTCGATTGGCTTCTTTACGTTTCCATGGACTGCACATTTTGTCACACCCCTTATTTGATGTAGGTACTTATAAAATGTTAGTGCTAACAAAATAAAAAAAATTAAAAAAAGTGAAATTAACTGTGTACATCTGATAAGTAATGTGCTATAATAGTCTTATCAAATGAATGAAAGGAATCATTAATGTTATATATTAAAGACATCATGGCGCTACTAAACTGCGATATAGAAAAAGCAAATAAAGTATTCGATAATATGGTACTTGATTTTTCACAAGCAAGTACAATGCAATTTAATAATGAAGTATTAATGGTTAACGAATTAATGGAACAAGGAGTTATATAATGTCACATGAAGTAGAAACAATGGCTTACGCAGGTGAGCTTCCATGGCACGGTCTTGGAACAGAAGTTAGCAATGAATTAACACCATTGCAAATGATGCAAAAAGCTGGAGTCGACTGGGAAGTCGAACAGCAAAAAATCGTTACCGAATCTGGTCTCGAAATCAATGACAAGGTTGCTCTTGTCAGAACCTCAGACAATACTTTGCTTGACGTAACTGGCAAAGATTGGAAGCCAGTACAGAACGAAGAAGCATTTACTTTCTTCTCAGAGTTTGTTGCTGCTGGTGATATGGAAATGCATACAGCAGGATCTTTGAAAGAAGGTCGTAATGTGTGGGCTTTGGCAAAAGTCAAAGAGTCTTTTGACGTGTTTGGTGAAGATCGTGTTGACTCATATCTTCTCTTCTCAAATCCACATCAGTATGGAAAAGCAGTAGACGTACGGTTTACTCCAATTCGTGTTGTATGTAATAACACATTGACTTTCTCTTTACAGTCTGCTTCAAAGAATTCTGTCAAAGTTGGTCACCGTACAGCATTCGATGCTGATACTGTAAAAGAAACTCTTGGTCTTGCTTCTGAAAAGTTTGCTAAGTACAAAGAGATGGCTCAGTTCTTAGGCTCTCGTAAAGTTACCGCAGAGGCTCTTATCCAATATTACAACGATGTGTTTCCAACTACATCTCGTAAAGAAGAGAAAACTCCGGTTGTGGTTTATGACGACATGTCAAAAGCTGCGAAGATGTGTTACGATGCTCTTGAGGTTCAGCCAGGTGCACAGTTTGCCGCAGGTACATGGTGGCAAGCATTCAACAGTGTAACTTACTACACTGATCACTTACAAGGACGAAACTCTGAGAATCGTCTTCACAATCAGTGGTTTGGTTACAATCAAGCCAAAAAAGTAACTGCGGCGGAGAAAGCAGTGGCATACGCCACTGCTGCCTAAATCATGTCGAACCAAAAACTTTGGAAGAAGGTAAAGAAAATGGATCTAGGAAATCCCGTAATTACCGCTCTCGTTGGACTGGTAATTTTTTATATTGGCCTCAAAACTTTCTCAGGAGGTATGAAGTCGATGGGTAATATGGACCACCTACAATTCTTTTTAGGTAATCCAATATACATGTTTATCGGCGGAATAGTCATGACTCTCTTATGGCAATCGTCATCACTATCAACCACTGCGATCATTGCATTAGTTGCTTCAGGAGCGTTACCGCTGCCAGCTGCAGTTGCTGCAGTTCTCGGAGCTAACATTGGAACGACTGGAACCATATGGCTTGCAGGATTCTTTGTATCTGATGGTTGGCCAAAAGGTGATACCTTACGAATAGCTATGGCACACACTGGAATGAATCTGACAATGGCATTAATGTTACTGCCTTTTGTTGGACATATAGCAAAGTTTCTCGGTAAGTTCTAGTAACATAAATGTAACACTCTAAATTAATGCGGCTTCGGTCGCATTTTTTTATGTACTTCTTCTTGAAAGTATGGTACAAAGGTTATATCAGTCAAAAAGGAGAAATATATGACTTATACACTTATTAACCACACTAACTACAACCAACCACTATCTTTTAATACTATTCCTCAAATCATTAAACATATCAAATCACTTAAACTTCCATCTACTACCGATTTTCTAATCTTCCCTCCTCATAACCCTCAAACATCTATCTTTTTCAATCTAACACTTTCACAACTAATCGACTTATACAATAACCATCCAAACGAATTATTATAATATAATTCTAACACATTTTTTTATGTACAAACCCTTTAAAATGTGTTAGAATTGTATTATGAAAAGGAGAATAGCATGATTATAGTTAGAGATATACAAGACGCAATGACAATGAAAAAGAAATTGTCTAGTCTAGCTCGCAGAGCTCATAATTACAACAAGACTCGTACTTCGATTGTCATCGAATTGTATGAGCTTTGTGAAGAACTGGAAAAGAATATTGAACGCGAAGAGCGTAACATAGAAGCGGAGGTAATATAATGTACACGACCCGCACATCCGATTCGTATATAGCAACTTTTAGTGATCGTCAAGATCCTCAGATTGCAGACCTTAGATCTTTTGTATCTAAATGTAACCGAATGTTGAAAGAAGATGGTAAGTACCAACGGTACTATATCAAACTTCAAGCACGAGGTCATAGGCGAGGCGTTCGCCGGTACAATCAGTCACTACCTCTTAAGTATGCTGACAGAGTCGATGCATACATTTATGAGAGACGTGACTAAACGCCGTTTTTTCTCCCCACCCATCTTGGGCTCCTAGGACGGCTTTATGCCGTCCTTTTTTTATATAAATAGAGATAAGTTTCTATGAGGTAAATATGGCTACGTTTAAAGATATGAGTAGGCGCGAATGGGAAAAAACCGTAAGCGGAAGCTCTGTTTCAAGAAGAGATGTATTTGTAGATGCAATAAAAGCTGGAGATCCTGTCAGTGATATAGATGGTAACGATGTTATTATTGCAAACACAAAAGATAATATTGATGCATTAGATTTCTATTTACAATCAGAACCTGGAAAAAGAGGTAAAGACTTCTTTATTTTAAGTAAAAAAGACGGTGGAGTAATACAGTCTAATAAAATTGGTAAATCGCCTTTGTTTGGTGGTGCTGGAACTGGAGGAGGCGCAACAGGAAAGACTGCTCAGGCAGAATCATTGCAATGCATTTATATAGCTGCTATGCTAGGAGAAGGAAGTAGAAATGAGTTTTCTCATTTTACTTATGAAACATTAAAAGGTTATTCAACAAATGTTTCAGTAGACGTATCCTTTGACGATTATATGTCTCTTGATGGCGATTGGCATATGTCATCTTATCTTATTGCTAAAGCATTAATCAAAGCAAAATATGTAACTAGTCGTCATACTATTCACCGCGGTGATGCCTTAATGGAATCTATTTACAAAGAAAAAGATAGAGTCAGAAAATTAGAAGGTAAACCACGTCTAGATAATGATAAATGGAATCCAGGTGATATATGGGCAGTTAAGTCTGGAACAAATCCGAAGATAATTTTTTCGAAAGCAAAAACTTTAGAAGAACTTAATGTCTTAATTAAAAAACATTTTATCGATAGATCTATTGTTGGTATTTCTCTCAAAAAGGTTGCAGCAAATAAACGAGTAAAAATCTCTGAATATAATATAGAAGTCAAAGAACAAGATAAACATACGTTTACAGGTATAACTCTTGATACTGCAGGAAAAGGAGTATTCTCATCTAAATATGGATTCTTTATTTTTGATAGAACTAAGAAGGCTGAAGTTAGATCACCTAATGTTTTCTCTGCTTTAAATATGGAATTAAAAGGAGTTAGAGCAAAAGGCGGTAGAACCGGATATGGACAATTAATATATTCTGCAGGTGTCCATTTAAAAAAGGTTTTACCACCAAACACAGATCTTGTGACTAAAGCAAAAATATTAGGAGGAGCTAAACCTCCTAATATGATGGTAAATGATTTTTTTAATCTTATTAAAAAGATACATCCGAATACGGAGCGAGTAGAATTTGAGTCTCAAATGAAATCAAAAAACGCAGGATTCATTCACGCTCTTTACGCTGCAGCTCATGTTGGTGCAGCACTAATGGCAGCTACTAAAACACAAAGAGATAATTTTACATCAGAAATAGTAAGTGTTATGGCAGCAAAAACAGCAGAATCTTCTGCTTATGTAAAAGCAGAAGAAAAAGGATAAAGATAAAGGATAATATAATGCAGTGGATAAGTGAACATGATCCTATCGAGGAACACGATTTAAATATAGACGTCGATCTTCTATATATGGACTATATCAGATTTATAAAACAAAACGAACACGTAACAGACGACGCTCGCAACATTGATTTTAATGCAGTATGCGTCAATAGAATACCTGGTGATCCTAACTCGGTCACTGGTGGAAATGTCAGAGGTAAGTATTGGACTTATCCAACTGACGAAGATAAAGAAGAAGAACGTCTGCCATACGTAGATGAAGCCGCATACACCGAAATTTGTCCAGAATTTGAGGACACATATACTGAAGAGGTATTTAGTTTATTAAGTTTAAAGTGGAATATTGGTAGACTCAGGTTCTTGATGAAACCCCCCAGATCGTGCCTGTCTTGGCACAGAGATCCAGAGCGGAGAATCCATATTCCACTTTACACCAACAAAGGTTGTAGAATGATTATTGAAGATCGTGCATATTATATGCGTGCAGATGGTACAGTTTACATTACGGACAATACTGTATATCATAACTTCTTTAATGGCGGTGAGGAAAATAGAGTGCATTTAGTTGCAACAAAACTAGAATAAACTGTGTACATTCGATTAGAAATGTGATATAAGGGTTATATGGAAAATTTTAAAACAAGCATAACCGAAAACAAAAATACGCATATGACCCATATCGAAGATAAGGTTATATACGGCGGTGTCAATGGAACACGAGATGCGATTATGGCCTTACGTTCTTTGAGAGATATGTTGGCAGGTCAACACGAAGGTAATGTGTCAGTTAAGTGGGATGGAGCTCCAGCAGTATTTGCTGGTATCGATCCGACTGACGGAAAATTCTTTGTAGCAAAGAAAGGTATCTTTAACAAGAATCCTAAAGTGTATAAAACACCTGCAGATGTTGATGCTGATACCTCTGGCGATCTCTCTGACAAACTGAAAGATGCTCTTAAGTTTTTGCCAGATCTTGGTATCAAAGGAGTTATACAAGGAGACTTCTTATTCGGCCGTGGTGATTTAAGCAAAACAAAAATAAACGGTGAACAATATACCACGTTTCATCCTAATACTATTGTATATGCAGTACCAAGTAAATCTCTAGCTGCAGCTGCTGTAAGAAAAGCAAAGATGGGAATTGTTTGGCATACAACATATACCGGTAAAACATTTGAAACTATGAGAGCTTCTTATGGTGTAGATGTTTCTAAATTAAAAAAATCTAATGCAGTCTGGTCTCAAGATGCTATGCTAAGAGACTTGACTAATATAACAATGTCAAAACGTGATACGGAGGAAGTGAATGAATATCTATCAACTGCTGGTAAAATTTTTAACAGGATCTCAGGAACAACACTTAGGGAGCTCGAAAAACAGGAAGAGTTACAGAGGCTCATTGAAACCTACAACAACTCCTTTGTCAGAGCAGGCACAGTCATTGGAAATACAAGAGGACATGTATCTGGGCTCATTCGTTTCATCTCTCAAAGATACAAAAAAGAAATAGATAAACGCAAAACTGAAAAAGGTAAGACCGCTCAGCAGCAAAAATTAGATACAATATTGTCATTTTTTAGCGTACAAAACAAAAAAAGTTTAGAACAACTATTTGAATTGCAAAAAGTTATTGTTCTGGCAAAATTAAAACTTATAAATATACTAAACAAGCTAGCGAAGGTGAAGACCTTCGTAAAGACACAAAATGGATACAAGGTAACTGGAGAAGAAGGTTACGTTGCAATTGATAAACTTGGTGGTGATGCTGTTAAGATTGTTGATCGAATGGAATTTTCGTACAACAACTTTAGCAAGGATATATTAAAGGGATGGGATAAACCGGGAAGAAGTTAATGTATAGTTTTAAAGAACTAATGGTAATGCCTGTTGAAGCAGGCGAAGACGAGTACTTAAAGTACCGTGCGATGAAGCGTCGTAAGCACATGTATGAAGCTACGATTCCTGATGGCCAAACAGCCATGACAAAGAAACCTGATCTTACCAACAAAGATAAGAAAACTATGGGTAAGATTGCAGATCTCATGAAGCGTGCTAATGAGGACAATGAGGAATCTACAGACGAAGCGTTATCAATGAAAACACGGATGAAACGTTCCCGTGACATGAAAAGAAATAAAAACAAATTAGGTATGGCGCGGAAGCGTATGATGAAGCGTGTAGCAAATCCTGCACGAATCAAGAAGCGTGCACGTAAGCAAGCCAGAGACATGATATATAAGAAGCTGACAAAAGGTATTCCACGGTCTGATCTGACGCCAGCAAAGAAAAATGAACTTGAAAAAAGAATTGACAAAATGAAGCCAAGAGTAAATAGACTTACGCGCAAAATAATGCCAAAAGTAAGACAGAGAGCTCATGGTAAATGATCAATAGATTTAGTGAGTATTTAGTAGAGGAAGAACGTATTGGTTATTTGGTCTTTGGCCGAATGAATCCTCCTACTATTGGACATGGTAAATTATTAGATAAGCTCGCAGTAACAGCTGGTCGGGCACCTTATCGTATCTATCTGTCGCAGTCAAATGATGAAAAAGATAATCCGCTTACGTATTCTGAGAAGGTTAAGTTCGCACGTAAAATGTTTCCAAGGCATGCAAGATCTATTATTATTGATAAAAAAGTTATAACTCCCTTTCATGCATTGTCAGCAATGTATAACGCAGGATTTAAAAAGGTTGTCTTGGTTGCTGGCTCAGATCGTGTAAAAGAATACGATTTGCGTCTCAACAAATATAATGGCAAAAAGGGTTCTCACGGCTTTTATAATTTTGAAAACGGCGTAAAGATAGTTAGTGCAGGTCAAAGGGATCCTGATGGTAAAGGCGCAGAAGGTGCATCTGGTACAAAACAAAGAGGCTATGCAAAGAGTAATGATTTTACAGGATTTTCTCAAGGGCTAAGTAAAGCCATGTCAAATCCTGATGCGAAGAAGATGTTCAATGCTGTACGCAATGGTATGGGATTAAAAGAAGAACATGAATTTAAAAGACATATTCAACTTAAGTCCGTATCAGAAACTAGAGAAGCTTTTGTTAAAGGCGAACTCTTCGAACTCGGAGAGCAAGTCATTATCAAGAAAACATCTGAGGTTGGTAAAATCACACTCATCGGATCGAACTACGTCATTGTAGAAACTTCTGATAAGACTACGAGACAGTGGTTAGATGCTGTTGAGAAGATTGTAGAAGAAGCAAAGTACGATTATGGAACTGATGCTTCAGTAAAATATATGAAAAAGACCACGCCTGGTCAAAACGAGGACAGTACTCCTCAGGACTCTGATATTAAAGATCGTAAAGGATCACAACCAAAAGATTATCATAGAGGCCTGAAGAAAGCAACAAAAGTAGCAAGAGACCGCCACTTTAAGAAACACGGTAAAAAAGCAGATAACGATTCTAGTGCATATAAGCCAGCACCAGGTGACAAAAAGAATAAAGGTAAAACTAAACAATCGACTTGGACTACTAAGTTTAAGCAGATGTATGGGGATTAAATGATAAACTTCAAAGAATATATCACAGAAGATAAAGCAGGTAGCTCACTTGCCGATAAATCTAAAAAGTCAGGTATCTCTACAGGTACTTTGCGTAAAGTATTTAATCGTGGCGTTGCTGCATGGAAAACCGGTCACAGACCTGGCACCACGCCAACTCAGTGGGGACATGCACGAGTCAATGCTTTTATTGTCAAAAAGAAAAAAGGTGGGCTTAACCATGATAAGGACCTAGCATAATGAAATCTTTTATTCAAATAAGGCAGGAACTAAATGAATCTCCTTACGGTGATCCATATAGAACTGTTCAACGAACAAAAGATGCTATGTCTAGTCATACTGCTGCTATAAAAAAACATGATACAGCTATGCAATCTCATATAAACAAAGCTGATGCTGCAGAGAAAAAGGGTTTAAATACCAAAGCTGATAACCATAGAGAAGCTGCTAATGCACACCACCTTGGAAAAGAAGATCACGATCACGCTAAAAGCTTATTAAAAAAACATGGACCAGATCATAATGGATATGAATCAGCTGCAAAAAGTGCACATTCAAGTTCAGATCGTATTCATAAAGATAACTAGGGGTTAAAAATGAAAACATTCAAAGACTTAAGAGAAGCCTCAAGCGTTTCATCAAGCAATGCACAGCACATGCTTAGTAATGATGCTGAGAAAAAAGCACATTCAGCTCTCATGCAAAAGAAGCATGACGTTAAAACAACTTATCATGGCAGCGATGAACTAAAATATCACGGTTCTCAAAAGAATGTAAAGAAAGCTCTTGGTACTCATTATGGCGGTGATCATGATCATGCAAAAGATGATCATCCACACATTTATAAAGAAAACGTCAAAACCGCTGATAGAAAACCTGAAATCTATACAAAGCCTGATGGAAAAAAGGGTACACGTATGGTGCCTGTGGATAGAGAAGTTATCAAGCAGGAAAAAACTCTTGAATGGCTAAAGGCATCGCTTGCAAGAGAAGCAAAGAAAGTTAAACCACGTCAAGACGATATGGAAGAAGCTTACGAGAACACAATGTACTGTAAAAAGTGTGGGTGTGAGAGAGGTAATCCAGATCCTGACTGTTCATGCAAAATGGAAAACGCTTCATTGACAGATGCACAATGTTATTCAGAACAATCTAAATGTGGATCTTTACGTAAAGAAGACGTTAACGAGCTAACAATTGCTGATGTCCAAAAGGCTACTGCGATGGCAAAGAAACGTCAAGCAAAAGAACGTGAAGCCGGAAAGAAAAGTGTATCAACCACTGATCTTGGAGCACGTATGCCTAAAAAAGAAACATTTGAGCCTCATATGATGTATGATCCAAAAACAGGCAAGGGCTATAAAGCTGATAAAGAAGCCGATCATCTTCGCATGAAGAAAATGGGATACACGCATGACAAACCTAAGAATGAAGCCCACGATCCTAAGCACGTCAAGCAGGCAGTCGGCATTGCGTCTGATCCCAGATACAAGGGCGGAAATATGACAGGCGCAACTAAGGTGATTAATAAACTTTCAAAAGGTTTGTCAGATCATCCTCAAGTTAAAGCCGTACTAAAACGTCAGAACGAGGGCCTTAAAACTTTTGCCGAGATTTCAAAAGGTATGGCAGGTCGTTATATTAAAAAGGCGCAAGTAAGTACAGCAGATGCTGCAAAGAGTACTGAGCGTGGATACACTGACTCTCGTTCTCAAGATCGTGATATTTCTAAAGCAGGAAAAGATCAAGCTAAAAAAGGTATTAAGACGTTTATTAATCGTAATAAAGGTACATCTACTGCAGTTAATAAATTAACTGGTAAAGCTAAAGTACCTGCAAAAGAAGGTATGGCACAAGGCATTGTAAAACAAAAAATATCTAGAGAAAAGGATATGGATGCCAAGAGACATGACCGAATGATGGACCGTGCAAGAACATCAGATACTAAAAAGAAAAATATGAGTGAAACTTTGGATCATCATAAAAAAGCATTAGATCACCATCGGAAAATGAGAGATGCACATATGCATGCTGATGATCATGATCCAGGCGATACTCCTCATTATAAATCAGCCGAACATCATGGAGATGCTGCGATTCAACATTCATATATTATCGATCGAATGAAAAAAGATAAAAATCATCCTGAGTTAAAAGATCGTGTGGCGAATGCACATAAACAATCTATTAAAGCTAATAAACATACATCTACGTCACATTCAAGATCAAAGCACGATCCTAAGTTTAGAAGCCGGTTCGACGATCATTTAAAGAATAACGGCGGAACTAGTAAATAATAAATTATATGGGAGACAATAAATGAAAACCTTTTTGCAATTACAAGAAGATATGGATAAAATAAAGAAGCCAAGTGCTTCAGAGAGACATGTGATGGTATCACAATCTGGTAGATGGAGCCAATATCACGGTTATGCAGGCAAGGGCTCCACCACTCATGATATGCATAATCATGTCAAAGAGACATTGAAACAGTATCCTGACCATAAACCACTGCACGATCATGCCAAAAAGCATGTAGAACATATTACTGCGCTTCATCATGCACATATGGCTTTAAAAACTGCTGAGGATAATATGATGAATAGTAAATATAAATTAGATGAACACGAACGAAATGCCTATGGGCGTAAACATAGTGGTAAATAATTAATATGGATAAAATCAACCATAACAGATTGTTTGGAAGACAGGGATGACAACTACACGAGAACACCTAATGCAAATATGGGGTATTGAACAGGTCGCAGATCCACACGCTGCAACTGCCGGAGATGAAGTAACAGAAGGTCCGGCAAGAGATCGTCTCCTAAAGCAAATGGATAAAGCTAGTGGTAGAACACAAGCCGATCGTGAAGCTGATGCAAAGAAAGCTGCGGAACGACGTAAGGCTGCAGATAAAGACTTAGCTGATTTTAAAAAGAAAATGGGATCATGATAAAGTTTAAGCAATTCATATCTGAAAAAAAATCAGAGTCTTGGGAAGCAGGATATAAACGTAGAGTTGTGAAAACTACAAGTGCAGAACATAAGGCTAAAGGTTACAATTGGAGAATCAAAGGTAAAGAACGTCCTGAGATTTCTATTAAATTATATAAATCTAAACCAAATCAGGCCGAGTTTAATCGCCAGATGAAAAGAGTAGCGGGGCATGAGTTCGGTGGATAGGTTTAAGACTTTCGTAGAAAAAGACTCAAAGGGTCATTTTCGTGCAACCGATAAGGGTGCAGGTATGACACAAAAAGGAGTCGATGCTGAAAATAGAAGGACTGGTGGCAACCTAAAGACTGCGGTTACTACTAAACCTAGTAAACTAAAAAAGGGATCTAAAGCAGCTAATAGGCGTAAATCATATTGCGCTCGCAGTGCTGGACAAATGAAAAAGTTTCCGGCTGCAGCCAAAGATCCTGATAGTCGACTTCGTCAGGCGAGGCGGAGGTGGAATTGTTAGGCTATGCGACAAACTCTAGAATTAACTACGGAAATGAAAATGACTACTAATGCTAGATTAGACAGAATTGAAGAGAAGCTTGATAACCTCACCGAGGCTATGATTGCTTTAGCGCGCGCTGAAGAAAAGATCGCCGGTATTAAACAAGCCCAAGATAGTGGTTGGGAACGTATGAATAGATTTAGTGAGAAGTTAGATAGCATAGAGCGACAGGTTGGGGAGAATGCCAACACTGTAAAAATAATAAATAAATTATTCTGGGTAGCAGTTATAGCTGTGGCCGGATCAATCGCAGCCCAAATGTGGATGTAAAGGAAACTAAAATGAAAACACAAGACATAAGAAATATGGGCCTCGCTTTGCAATCGGTCCAAGAGAAAATATTAACACAGAAAGACAAAGAAAAAGCTTTGGCTAAAGCTGCACGTTCAGCGAAGCCAAAAGATCAAGTATCTTTGAAACCTATGCCGGCATCCTTAGCTAATAAAATGGCTAAAGACGAAGGCTATAGTGGTATGGTTTCTCCAGAAAAGAGAGCTGAGATTAAGAAAAAAGTAGATGCTAATATGGATTCAATAAGGGCAAAAGGTGGACAAGCCGCTGTTGATAGAGCCACTGATATAACCAGAGTAAAAGGATATAGCGGACCTAAAAAAGCCAAATCAGAAGCATTGAAAGGTGATCAACATAAACTAGATCACGATAAAGATGGCGACATCGATGCAGCTGACTTTAAGAAATTGCGCAGTAAGAAAAAAGGCGAAAAGTCTGAAGTGAAACCACGTCAAGAACCTGATACCGAAAAAGGAAAGGGTGATGCACCAATGGAAAAAACTGAATCTACACGCTGGCCAGTATACGCTCGTATCATGGAAAAGCAAGATCGAGGAGAGCATTATAAAAGTGCTACGGATGCTGAGAAGATGGATTCAAAAGAAAATCCAGGTGGCAAAAAAATGAGAAAAGATATGAAAGCTGATAATCCTGATGTAGATGATACAGAATCTAAAAGTCATCAGGATGCAGCAGATGCTGGTCGTAAAGGACCTGGCATGAAAGCTCGCTCTAATGATAACATGAAAGGCGATAAAGCAATTGTAAACCCAGTAAAAGGAGCAGTGACAAGTGGCAGCAATTAGTCCTCCAGGTTGGGCGAAGAACGCAACTCCAACCTTAAATGGTTGGAAGGATCCTCGAACCAATGAATTATTAAAATCACAAAACATTTCCCAGGAAGCTATTGATGCGTATATGGGTGTAAGCAAAACAGTATCTAGTAGGCCGGTTAAACCTGCAAGAGAGGAAGTTGCTCCACCGCCTAAACCTATGCAGCTCAATGAAGCACCTGCCAATCATAAAAGTCTAGATGACATGAATAAAATGGAACTTGAAGCTCATGGCAGAACAATGGGTGTTGAGTTAGACCGCAGAAAAAACAAAGACACATTAATTGAAGAATTAAAAGAGATTGTAGACGACTAATAAATAAGTCAAAGTACTTATTATTGGAAGCACAATGAAATTTGATAATGTAACAGAAAGCAATTTGCTTTTGTATGCGGCCCAAAACTATCATAATCCTCTGGTCGCAAGCTCAGAGGATTTTTACGAAGATCTGAAAAGATTTAAATATATTAAAAGATTAGTAAACCGTTATTTATCTACTAGTGAATTATCTGAAAGACTAATACTAAATCATCTTATTATTATTTTTAATATGTTTGGTATTGAAGCAGGATGTAAGATATTGGAATTAAAACTCGATGAGCGCCATTGGCCAGTCATCAAGCCGTTTCTAATATTTTTGCGTTATATTACAAACACTGAATACACTCAGTACGAAATGGATAATGTAGTAGTAGAAGCGTTAAGGAAAATATAATGGGTGTTATTAAGAGAGCAGCCGATTTAGTATATACATTTAGGTTCCTCAAGTTGTTAGTAACTCCTTTTGAGAAGACAGACGCGTACCGCTTAGGAATTATTGACGAAAAAGGTAAAAAGCTTCGTAGGGCAAAGACTGAAGAAGAAAAGAATATATACACTCCTTTTCATAGATTAGTGTATAATATTAAGAAGCTAATACCTGGTGGTAAAATAGGTTCATATGCTTCCGCTCTTTATTTAATTAAAGAAGATGGAAACTTATCAGATAAATCTATTGAAAAGATTATGGAAGAATTAGGTTTAGACTCTGAGGAGTTTATGCTATCAGAAAATAAATGGTTTGTGTGCGAAGACAAAATGTTATCACCTGGAATTTACAAAGTGCAAGGTGAAAAGATGCTAAGCACGTCATATGAAAATATAGTAAAGGCTAAAGATCAAATACGAGTATTAGAAAATGCATATCCCATTGATGAAATATATGGTATTGATATTTACGAAGCTATTCATATGAACACAAATCAATTAATACACATAACTTCTATGGAGCTGATTAAATGAAAGAAGCAGGATTATGGGCAAATATCTGGGCTAAACGCCGTGCCGGCAAAAAGATGCGTAAAAAAGGTGAGAAGGGTGCACCTACCGCTGATGCAATTAAAAAGGCCCAGGAAATGGCAGGCGGAACTTCAACCGCATCTGTTGTAGGTGCAGGAGACAATCCTTCTGGCACTGTTGTTATAGATAAACGTAGACGTAAGGATAGAGATCCTAGAGTACTAAAACGTTTTAGGACACACTCAGAACAAAATGCTTAGAGTTTATTTATTTTTATTTTTGATGGCTACATTAGGTGGCATCGGTTACACTGCATATTCATATTATGAGATCTCTGAAGCTGAGAAGATACAGCTAAGAAAAAATAATGTTATGCTACAAGGAGCAACCGAGACATTAGAAAAAACAGTGAGTGAATTAAGAGATGAAGCTAGTAGTAATGCTTTAATGATTGTAGACTTACAAGAGGCATTACAAAAGTCAGAAGCCGGACTTGATAGGCTTAGAAAAAGATTTAGTCAAATTGATATAACAAGAGAAGCTCTCGAAGATCCAGCAGATCTCGAGCGGAGGATTAATCGTGGCGTGGACCGACTCATACAAAATATTTTATCTGATACCTCTCCTTCTATTACTGACGAGTTGCGCGAAGACGCCGGAACCGATAGTAGTAACTGAGAAAGAATACATTTATCCAACCATTCCTTTACAGGCAGCACCGAAACCGGTTGATATGCCTGACGTTGAGTGGTTTGTTATCAATGAAGATAAC